TTGGAAATGATAAGGAAGATATTAGATGGCTCTTCTAAATCATATTTATAATAATAATAATATATTATGGCTGATAAAAGCGTATTTACAAGATTAAAAAGATTATTTTCTACTGATGTAATAATAAGAAATGTAGGTGGTAATCAAGTTAAAGTAATTGATAGTGGAAAAATCCAAGCTACTGGTGAATTAGCTACTAATTCATTAATTGATAGATATAATAGAATATATTCTACTAGTCCTACTTCGTTATATGGTTCCCAATTTAATGTAAATTACCAGTATTTAAGACCTCAACTTTATTCTGAGTATGATTTAATGGATCAGGATGCTATTATAGCTTCTGCTTTAGATGTATTATGTGATGAATCTACCCTAAAAAATGATATGGGGGAAGTAATTCAAATTAGAAGTGCTAATGAAGATATACAAAAAATATTATATAATTTATTTTATGATGTTTTAAATATTGAATTTAATCTTTGGATGTGGATTAGACAAATGTGTAAATATGGTGATTTCTTCTTAAAATTAGAAATAGCAGAAAAATTTGGTGTTTATAATGCTATACCTTATACTGCTTATCATATTGAAAGACAAGAAGCTTTTAACCCTGAAAATCCTGCTGAAATAAGATTTAGATATGCCCCAGACGGATATGATAATTTAAGTTCAGGTATGTATCCTGTACCAGGAGCTGCATCTGGTAATTTACAAAATGAAACTGGTATATTCTTTGATAACTACGAAATGGCTCATTTTAGACTTATTTCAGATGTTAATTATCTTCCATATGGTAGAGCTTATATTGAACCAGCTCGTAAACTTTATAAACAATATGTACTAATGGAAGATGCAATGTTGATTCATAGAATTGCTCGTGCTCCTGAAAAACGTATATTTTATATGAATGTAGGTTCTATTCCTCCAAATGAAATAGAAACATTTATGCAAAAAACTATTTCACAACTTAAACGTACCCCATTCCAAGATAATAAAACAGGTGAATATAATTTAAAATATAACATGCAAAATATGTTAGAGGATTTTTATATTCCTATTAGAGGTAATGATGCTACAACTAAAATTGAAACCACACCTGGTTTACAATATGATGGTATACAAGATGTAGAATATTTAAGAGGTAAATTATTTGCTGCTCTTAAAATTCCTAAGGCATTTTTAGGT